AAAGTTAGAAGAAAAGAAATACTGCAGCGCACAGCAAAAAGAAGATATAAAGCATAAGATTGAAAAAATCGAAATCGAAAGAGATAAAGTTGCTAAAAAATTAAATATTGAAATAGAGCCAAAGAAAAACACTGCTAGAGATGCAGGCGAGGCAGAGCTACAAGAACTTGTTTGTAAAGAACTAGAAGCTGTTATGGCCAAACATTTTAGCAGTACTGAGTTTAGAATACAAAAAAGCTTAAGTACAACAAGTGTTTATTTGGTTTTGATACATAATTCAGGCGTAGAAAAGGTTGTAAGATTTTCTGATCACAATTCAAAGAAAATGGCCACAAGCTATTCGGTAAACAGAATTTTATCGGAAAAATCTACAAAAAAGATAATACAACAAAACTTAAAAGTTTTAAATCGTAAAGCTTTATATGCGCTTATGAATAAAGTATCAAACGAAAGAAAAAACAGGGAGGGATAAGCTATGAATGTGCTAAGCCTATTTGATGGAATAAGCTGTGGCCATGTCGCTTTAGAAAGAGCCAAAATTCAAGTAAATAACTACTTTGCTAGCGAAATTGATAAAGGGGCTATACAAATCGCTCAAAAAAATTATCCTGACACAAAGCAGCTAGACGATGTAAACAATTTTAACGAATGGAACTTGCCAAAGATTGATCTTTTAATGGGTGGTAGTCCATGTCAAGACTTAAGCATTGCAAAGAAACAAAGAAAAGGCCTAAGTGGCGAAAAAAGTGGCTTGTTTTATAAATTTGTTGAGTGTCTACATAAATTTAAACCTAAATACTTCTTGCTAGAAAACAATGCAAGTATGCCGAAAGTAGACAAAGAAAAAATATCAAAAATGCTTGGCGTTGAGCCTATTCTTATAAATTCTTCTTTGGTGTCGGCTCAAAATCGAAAGAGGCTTTATTGGACAAACATCCCTAATATAACACTTCCGAACGATAAAGGTATAAAGCTTCAAGAAATAATAGAAAGTGGAAAAGTGGATAGAGAAAAAAGCCTTTGCTCAGCTAGAAGAACTATCGGAAATCAAGGTAGCCAATCATACATGAGGCGCAGATATTTTGGCAAGCCTTTTGCTCAAATGGTTTTTGAAGATTGTGAGCCTAGCGAACAAAGAGAATTTTATAAGTTAGATCCTTTTGCAGAATTTGATACAAAAGGAAGAATAAGAGCATTAACAATTATCGAAATGGAAAGGCTACAAACACTGCCTGATAATTATACCAAATTAGATAAGTTAAGCTTAATTAAAAGAGCTGAGTGCGTGGGGAACGGCTGGACTGTAGATGTTATTGCTCATATCTTAAAAAATATTAGTGAGGTGTAATATGAAATGTAAAGGATGCGGCGCAGAAATTCTTTGGATAAAAACAAAGGCAGGAAAAATTATGCCATGCAATACCGATAAAACAACAATTGTTACTGCTCAGGGTGAAACAATTATAGGCCATGTACCTCATTGGGCAACCTGTCCGAAATCAAAAGATTTTAAGGAGGGAGGCAATGGCGCTAAATAAAGGTTATTTAACTTGTGATAGAACAGCAAAAGGTGATGAGGTTTATACTCCATTTTATGCTGTAGAGCCAATATTAGAGTTTCTTCCTAAAGACAAAATAATTTGGTGTCCTTTTGATGAAGAGTGGTCAGCTTTTGTCCAATTATTAAAAGAGAGAGGGTTTAATGTTGTAAGCTCATGTTTGAGGGGGGGGGAGAACTTCTTTGAGTACCAGCCTGAAGTGTGGGATATCATAGTAAGTAACCCACCATTTAGCAAGAAAGATAAAGTATTAAAAAGAGTTTATGAACTAGGCAAGCCTTTTGCGTTATTATTACCTATTCAATCTCTACAATCTGAAGAAAGGTTTAAATACCTTTCTCAGGGATGTGAGATACTTTGCTTTGACAAGAGAATCGATTATCACACGAATGGCAATATGGAAGAATATACTACAGGCAATCACTTTGCAAGTGCATACTTCTGCAGAGGGTTATTGCCTCAAAATATAATTTTTAGAAAACTAAAGAAATATAAAAAATCATTGATTGGAGGGTAAATGAAAAGTATTTTAATAAGCATACAACCTAAGTGGGTGGCAAAAATTCTCAATGGTTATAAAACTATAGAGATTAGAAAAACAATGCCGAAATGCGAGCTGCCTTGCAAAGTTTATATTTATTGCACAAAAGATAAAAGAGAAATATTGGCAAGCACGCACCTAGTTAAAGAGTCTTGGTTTTGTTGGGATCGAAACGAATGGAGCGCTCAAGAAAAGAAAGATATACAATATGGCAGATATAATGGCCATATTGTCGCAGAATTTATACTTAAAGAAGTAGAAACAATTGAGAAAAACCAAGTCTACAATGCTAGCGTAGTAAGATACAACGCTTGCCTTAATATTATGCAGCTGCACGACTATATAAAAGGTAAAAAATTTCATGCCTGGCATATAGATAATCTTAGAATCTATGAAAAACCAAAAGATCTAAACAATTTTTATAAACCATGCAAGCATATTAAGAATGGTGAGTGTTATTTATACTCTGAGCAATGCAACCATTTAGGGATAGAATTTAAACTTAAGGATGGTGTAGCACATAGTGCTAGAGAGCATGTATGTTGCAGATATATTAAAAGAGCGCCTCAAGATTGGTGTTATGTGGAGGACAACAATGGATAAAAAACTTCAAGAAGCATATAAAAATCTCGAACTAGAGTTTAAGAGAAAAAATTATAATCTAAAGCAGCAAGAATTACAGCAAAACAAAGAAATTGCAGAAAAACAAATAGCTGCACAAGACCGAGTAAATATATCGCTTACCGAATATAAAAATATCACGAACAAAATCAGTGAGCTAGAGAGAAAAAATGATATTTTAGATGCGAATAATTGTTTTTTAGAGGATATATTAAACGAATTACATATTAACAATATGCTTCAAATTATAGATCGCAAGACAATTAAAACCATTGTAAACGATGATTGTGCGAGAAATAAAAAGAAAGTGCATATAACTTTTGAAATAGAGCCGCTTATTTAGGAGGGGTTATGAAAAAGAATTATTTGATATTTATAATACCTAGCTTATGTTATTCTGTTTTGATTTTGCTTATGTGGAGCTTATCAATTGAGCATTGGTGCTGCGATGGTGGAAAGCTTTACTATTTGTTATGGACTATGATTATAAGTAATGTGGCCATAAACATATTATCTTTTATTTATTGTTTAATTAGGGAGGATGGAAAAAGTGAAAAGAACACAAAACAATGAGTATGTATTGACTCAAGAAGAATTTAAGAAAGTACAAGAAAACGCCTACCTGGATGGCGCTATAGCTATGGTAGATAGTATGCGTGATAGTATTCTTAAAAAAGCAGAGCTGGAAGATCCTGAGCTGATAGCTGCTTTAGATAAGCTATTCAACCAATCAAAAGAAGTTTTGCTTAAAGTAAAAAACAAGAAGTAGGAGGGGAATTATGAGCATTGTAGAAATTAAAAGCGAATTGCGCCAAATGAGAAATCTAAACAGGCGCAGCATAGCTAACGAATTAACATCGAAGTATAAAGCACTCTTTGCTCAGTTGCCACCTCTAGAGGAAAAGGTTATGTGTGAGTGCTACATAAATGGAAAGTCCTACAGCTCATGTGGATATAAAATATCTTATTGTGAGCGGCAGGTTAAAAGAATCGTGCATAGAAGCATAGAGCAAATCAATGTAATAATGATTAAGGAAAGAGAGTTATAAAAGCTCTCTTTTTTATTTTGTAAAGCGTTTATTTGAGGTTGTTTAAAAGTTGTCCCCAAATGTCCCTTTTTATTATTTATAATGATTAGTAGTAGAAAGAGAGGTGTATCATGGTAGAAATCGAAAACGAAACCGAAGCTCTTGATGCAGATTTAGAAAAGCGCTTTAACTATCACAAGCCAACGCCTGAAAAAGCTGAAGTGTATCCTGTGATAAGAAATACAGCTAAAGAGTTTGCATATTTGCTTAAAAAGTATGTGCCTGCAGGAAGAGAGTTGTCTTGCGCATTAACAAAGCTAGAGGAAGTTGTTATGTGGGCTAACGCAGGCATTAGCAGGGAGTAATCAGTGGCAGAATCTCAAAGAGGCAAAAAGTTTAATGATGATATCAAAGAAAAAGCTTTTGCCTTACTAGCTACCAACAATAACGCTAAAGTTGTTGCAGATACACTAGGACTGAAATATACCACTGTGAAAACTTGGGAAAAGAAGTTTTTAAAGGAAGCTGAAGAACAGCAGAAAACCAAAGCTGAAGATAAACAAGATACGAACTTACGAACTGAAAGCCTCGTAGAACTTCGTAATAAAAAGAAAAAAGAGTTTGTAGATAGCTCCTGGAATATAATCAGCAAAGCTCAAGAGCTATTAGAGAGGCGTATAACTAGAGCTTTAGAGAAAGAAGATGAGCTAGATAGCTTGGTTACTGAAATAGAGCAGCTAGATTATAAGGACTTATCTCAGGAGCAAAGAAAAGCACTGCATAAGAAGATGGCGGCTATTAAAGTAGAAGATGTAGGAAAGCTAGCTACAATGCTTGGCACTCTATACGATAAACAAGCTTTAGCAAACAATGAAGCTACAAGCAAAGTCGATGGAGTGATAAGAATTGAAGATATAATCAAAAAGGCAGAGGGAAAGAGTGATTTTTAATACTAAGAAGTACATAGAGAATTTTCTTTATATCAAAAAGAAAGACACTGAGGTTGCGCTATTAAAGATAAACCAACCACAGCAGAAATTCTATGATGTATTAAAAAGACAAAGCGAAGCTGGAAAACCAATGCGTGTGATTATTCTTAAAGCTAGACAAATGGGCTTCTCTACCTTAACTGAAGCAATCTTATTTAAGAGAACAGCTACAAGAGCAAATGTAACAAGTGGAATTATTGCACATAAAGATGATGCAACAACAAACTTGTTCAATATGTCAAAGCTTTATTTACAGGAATTGCCTGAGCAATTAAAACCTGAAACAAGAGCATCCAACGCTAAAGAAATTATATTTGATAATCGAACAGGCACAGGCCTGCGTTCAAAGATTAAATGTATGACAGCTGGTGGTGATGGCGTAGGGCGTTCAGATACCTTTCAAAACTTACACTTAAGTGAGGTATCATCCTGGAATAATGCCAAAGAGATACTAGATGGCTTATTACAAGCAGTACCAAATAAACCTGATACGCTTGTGGTAATAGAGAGTACAGCTAAGGGCTATGACTACTTCAAAGAGTTATGGGATAAAGCTTGTGCTGGTGAGAATGATTTTGAGCCGCTATTCTGCGCCTGGTGGGAACTAGATGAGTACAGGATGCCTGCAGACAACATTATTCTTACCGAAGAAGAAAAAGAACTAAAGAAATTATACAGCTTAGACAATGAGCAAATAGCTTGGCGTAGATGGTGTATAAGAAACAACTGCGGCGGTGATATAAACACTTTCAAACAAGAATATCCTGCCTGTCCTGAAGAAGCGTTTTTAGCTAGTGGTGAGTGTATTTTCGATAAAGATATTGTGATATCACAAATCGAGCGAAATAGACCACTTATAAGTGGCTGGAAGCGTGGTGAATTTGAATACAAGAAAACAATCTTACCTGTGCGCAATGCAAATGGTGAGGTTGTTGCTACTGAGAAGAAGATATCAGATATCTGCTTCGTAGAAAAAGAGAATGGCTTAATAACCATTCACGAAGAGCCTCAAGTTAGAACTAACAAACAGGGTGAAGTTACTGAGATGAGGCAATATTCAATTGGTGGTGATACAGCTGGGCTTGGTGATGACTATTACACAGCTAAAGTTGTTGGAAATGATAACTTACAAACAGCCGCCACCTTACACAAACAGCGTATAGATGAAGATAAGTATGCAGATCAGCTTTATTGCTTGGGATGGTATTACCATTGGGCGCTTATAGGAATAGAAACAAACTACTCTTATGTGCCTACAAGAGAGCTGGCAGAGCTTAATTATCCTAACCTATACCAAAGAGAGCGCCTGGATACAACTTATAAAGAGATGCAAAAGGTGCTTGGCTTTGAAACAAACAAAACAACTAAACAAGTTATACTTCAAGCGCTTATCGTTGCAGTTAGAGATAACCCTGCTACTGAGTGTGATATCAACACTCTAAAAGAGATGCTTACATTTGTTAGAAAAGAAAATGGAAAGCAAGAAGCTCAAGAGGGCTACCATGATGACTTAGTTATGGCTAAAGCTATTGCGAACTTTGTAGCAACACAACAGGGCGATTCAAATTGGAAGAAAGTCGAGAAAGTAAAAACTTATAAAAACCCTGTAGAAAAATTCTTCGATAGTGATAATTGGGAAGAAGAGGAAGAGGAGAGCATTATAGAATGGTAATTATTGGAAAGAAAGCATCTAAAAGAATTGAAGAGCTAGAGAAAAGTGTTAAAAGCTTATCTCAAGCTTTTTCTGCTATTAAAGACAATAATGCTGCGCTTAAGAAAGAAAACAAAGAGCTTACAGCTAAGGTTGCAGACCTCGAACAAACTCTACAAAATTATATTGATGATGGCGCAAAGCTTAAAACAGGCGCACAGCTAGTAAAAGAATATTTGTTTGGTGAGGAGGAAGATAGCTAATGAAACAAGCAAAGAAAGAAATCGGCGCAACAATCGAACAGCTTAATACTTGGTATAAAGATGCTAGAGCTTATCAAACAGCTATCGGCTTAGATACTTCTATACCAAAGTGTGTAAAGTTTTTTGAGGGCGATCAGTGGCCAGCACCAACAAAAGATACTAAATACTTCCCTCGACCTGTTGTAAACATAATTGAAATGAACTGCAACAATAAGAAATCACAAGTGTTGTCAAGTCCTGTAAAGATTGTTTATAAGAGCGATAAAACTGATGCAGCTATTGAGAAATTTAATAGATTTGCAGAATACGAGCTTGCTAGATTAAGACAAAAAGAGCTTAACAATAAAGCTGTACTAGATGGAATTGTTAAAGGATCGTATTGCTTCTATTACTACTACGATGAAAGTATTGTAGGCCTAGATGGACTTGTAGAGGGCGATATTGCTGCACAGCTTATCGATCCTGTCAATGTGTTATTTGCTAACCCTAACGAAAAGGATGAGCAAAAGCAAGAGTGGATAATGCTTATATCTCGTGAAGATGTAGAGAAAGTGAAGCAAATTGCCGACTCTGATGTAGATAAAACTAAAATTCAAAGTGATGATAGTCAAAGTATTTACAATGAGAAAGAAAGCGACACTGAGAAATATGTAACAACAATGACAAGATTCTTTAGAGTTAATGGCGAGGTGTACTTCGAGAGAGCGACTCAAGAAGTGATCTTTAATAAAGCTAGGCCATTTACGCCTGATGTAGAGAAATTTAAAGAAGTGCTAAGTGGTAAGAAAGATAAAGTTAAACCTGAAGATACAAAACCTGAAGATAAGTATATTCAACGCAACAAGAAAGCAACACTATATCCTATTGTGTTTAGTGCTTGGAAAGAAAGAGATAAATCAATTTATGGTAGGGGTGAAGTAGAAACAATTATACCTAACCAAAAAGCCATAAATTGGACTCTAGGACTTCAAATACTTATGGCACAAAACGAGGGTATGAGTCCTGTAGTTGTTGCTCCTGATGCTTTAAGAGGCCAAAGAATAACAAACGAGCCAGGACAAGTACTTACTGATTATAGTAAGACAGGAAATGGCATACGCTTCCCTAATAAACCAGGTATGACAGCTGCAAGCGTAAACCTAGTAGATAAAATCGCAGATCTAACAAGAGTTGCTACAGGAAGCAGTGAAGTTATGAATGGTGAAATTATCTCTGCAGGTATGAGTGGTGCGGCTATTGCACAATTGCAAGCTCAAGCGCTTAAACCTATTGAAGATCTACAAAAGAGCTTTTGGCGTTCTATGGAAAAAGTTGGCGAAGTGCTAGAGCAATTCTATAGATATTTCTTCAAAGATAAGAAATTCCAATATGTAGACAAAAAGCAAGATGACAAGATATTGACTGATACATTCAACAGCAAAGAGTATGAGAATATTCATTTTGATGTTGTGGCCGAAGCTGTAGCAGGCACTATTATGAGTGATGTTGCAGATATCAATATTTTAGATGGCTTATTTGCTAAAGGTGCTATAGGACTTAAAACTTTTATTAAGTGTTATCCTGACAACGCAATAGCTAACAGGCAAAAGCTTTTAGAACACATAGAGGAAGAAGAGCAAAGCGTAATCAATCAACTAAATGCTAAAGTACAAGAAGCTCAACTACAATTGCAACAAGCTACAGCTATTCTTCAACAGCAAGAAGAAACTATCAACAATGCTAAAACAATTGTGGATGAAAATAGAACTCTTAAAGAAAAGCTATTGGCTCTTCAAAAAGAATATACAGGCAAGATACAGCAAGCTAACAAGATATTGCTTGGCTTGGCTGGCAAAACAAAAGAGTACTACGATGATGCTAAAACAATGGCTCAAGAAGTAGCTCAAAAAAGAGGTATAAATACCTCACCTAACAATGGTAGTCCAAGCGAAATGCTTTGATTATAAAATTCGCACTGAATAGCGCAAAAATCTAGGAGGATATATGGAAGATATCAAAGAACAATCAGCGCAAACAACCGAAGCTGAAGCTGAAAAAGCTTTAGACACAGGAGCTAGCGAAATCGCTGACACTAGCAACGATGTGGAATTTACTGACTCAGATGACAATGGTGCAAACGAAAGTCAAGACAATAAAAGTACTGATAATCAAGAAGCAAACAAGTCAAATGATGGTGTAGATACTAAACCACAAAAAACCAATGCAGATTATGCTCGAGAAAGAAGAAAACAAGAGCAAGAAGCTGCTATCAAAAAAGCAAGAAATGAAGCAATCATTGAAGCTTTAAATGGTGTAAACCCATACACACAAGAGAAAATGGAAGATGAGGCAGATATTCAAGAGTATTTAACAATGAAAGAAATTGAAAAAAATGGAGGCGATCCAATTGCTGATTATTCCAAACATCTCAAAGCAAAAGCAAAAGAACAAGTCAGAGTTTCTGAAAGTGAAAAAAGTCAGAAAGAGTGGGTGCAGAAAGACAAAGCAGATTTTGCAACTAAACACCCTGATGTGAAGCTGGAAGAGCTATTAAATGATGAATTATTCTACACTTTTGCTGTAGGCAAAGTAGGAAAAATGAGTATGGATAAAATCTATACTGATTATCAAAGCTTTGTTGCAAAGAGCGAGGAAAGAGCTAGAGATAGAGCTGCTCAATTACTTGCGAATAACGCCGCCACTCCAGGCAAACTCACTAATCAACCTCCAGCTCCACCTAAGAGCATCCAAGATATGTCAAAGGCAGAGTTTGAAAGTGTTGTAGAAAGGGTTAAAAGGGGTGAAAAAATACAAATTTAGTGAGGTAAAAGTATATGAATACTACAGCAAGCACAGGAATAGCTCCTGAAATTAAAACTTTTTATGACAGAACTCTTTTAGAGAGAATGTTACCAAATTTGCCATTTTTGAAATATGGCCAAAAAAGACCTATCCCAAAGGGAAATGGTAAAACTATCGAGTTTAGAAAATTCAACTCTTTAGAGCCAGCTACAACTCCATTGACTGAAGGTGTACCACCTACAGCTAAAGACCTTAGCGTAACAGCCATCACTGCATCAGTTAAACAATATGGTGATTATATCGAAGTAACCGATGTGTTGGAAACAACAGCTTATGATCCTATTATCACTGAAACAGTAGAGTTAGAGGGTGAACAAGCAGGCGAAACTCTTAACATTGTTGTTAGAGATGAGCTTTTAAACACAACTTCAGTATTTAATGTTGGTGGTGGTGTAGATGAAGATGCAATCACAGCTGATAATATCCTTACAGCAGATGATGTATTGAAAATGCAAACAATCTTTAGAAGAAACAACATTAAACCTATCTCAGGTGGATATTACTTAATGTTCTTATCACCTGAACAAGCGGCAGACATTATGAGAGATCCTCTTTGGAGAGATGTTTCAAAATATGCTAATGATGCTAAAAACATCGAAGAGGGCGAAATTGGCCGCCTTTACAAATTCAAATTCATTGATACTAGCTTAGTAGAAGCTCAAGCTAACGCTTCAGGCGTGGAAATCTACAGCGGCTTAGCTATGGGTAAAAATGCTTATGGTATCGTAGATATTGAAAATGGCAGCAAACCTAAAACAATCATCAAAATTGGCAAAGAAGATGATGGCGATAAGAGCGATCCATTGAACCAAAAATCAACAATTGGCTGGAAAGCATTATTGACAGCAGTAAGATTGAACGAACTTGCTCTTATTAGAGTAAATTCTGCAGCTACTGATATTGCCTAGTTAAATCTATAAAATTGGAGGAACTCAACCATGAGTAAAGATGCAATCAAAGAAGCTGTAAACGATACAGCTGTAGAAGCTGTGGAAGCAGCAGCTGAAGCGCAAGCTAAAACAAAAACTCAAAAATTCGTAAAGGGCATGGCTGCAAAGCTTGCAAAATGTCCTAAGGTTACTATTAAAGTACCTATCGATAAACAAAACGAAAAAGATAAGTATGTAGAAGTACAAATCAATGGATATGTTTATCAAATCGAAAGAGGCAAAGAGGTATCAGTGCCTGCGCCTATCAAAAAGCTTCTAGAAAGAGGCAAATACCTTTAATATGTAAAGGGCTTTAATGTCCTTAGCATATACCAGCGCTGTAGTTATGAGATACAGCGCTAACATGAGTACTGAAATAAGAGAGAGTGTTTGCGACAGCTACTCCAGGTGCAAGTCCTGCTGTACTCACCATTAAATTTTATTTTGGAGGCAAACAATGAGAGTTGGTGATATCAAAGTGGAAGCTATCAAGCTTATGTTTACAAACTACGGCTTTGATTTTAGTATTAACGAATTACAAACTATGTTATCTGATGAGAATTATGGAAGCTACATAGTAAATATGAATGGTGCTATTGCAAGAGCTTTAGATAGAATCGAAAACGCTTGTGTTGTGCCTCTTAAGAGAAAAGAATTGTCTTTAGATGATTGCGTAGAAACAAGAAACTTTTTAAGGTTTGATACTAGCAAGATTGAAGATTTCTTTATGTTGGATAGAGTTACTGCAGAGTATGATTCAGGCGAATATGTAGGCAATGTAGAGTATGAGTTAGAGGGTGATGTACTATTGCTACCTAACCATAAAGCAAGCTATACAATTCTTTATTATCCAACAATAAAAACTATTGATGAAAACACTCAAGACACCGATGAGATTTGGATACCTGAGAAGATTGCACGCCTTATACCTTATTTTATTAAAGGTGATTTATACCAGGAAGAAGAGCCTGACCTAGCTGCTGATGCTAGAAATATATTTGAGGCCAGCTTAGATGACCTTAAAAATCAAAATCAAAGTAAGCAAGATTATGTACATAAAACATTTAGATTGCAATAGGGGAAGATATGAGTATTAGAGTAAATCGCAATTTATCGCTTAAGGAAAGAAAGGTATACACTTTTGGTGATTTCAGAGGTGTAGATTTTTCTACATCCCCTTATTTAGTGGCTAAAAATCGTGCAATTTCTGCTCAAAACTTAATATACGAAAATGGTACAGTCCGTAAAAGAACAGGTTGGAAAAGCTTGTGTAAGCTGCCTGGAAAAATAAACGGACTTTTCTCTTTTGAAATAGAAAACGAAACAATTACTCTTGTTTATGCTGGAAAGCGTTTTTATGAGCTTATTTGGAATGAAAAGCTTGGTAAGTATAATTACAGCGACATTACTGCTTCTTGCACTTATAAGTACGCAGAAATCGACCAAACAAAGCTTGTAGAGCGTAGAGTTCAATTATATGTAAATAAGAATAAAGCTTACATTGTGGGCTGTGGCGATTATCTTGTATTTGGCAAGTGGGGTGGCAGCTTCGAGCTTCGTAGAGTGTTTGATAATGAAGATACTTATATTCCTACAACTACTATAAACATTGATAAAGATGGCGTAAACGATGAAAACAGGGCGACTCTAGATGGAGTAAACTTGCTTTCTTCTTTCAGAATAAACGAGTTTCTAGGTAGCGACACAAATGCCGCCACCTGGAGCGTAGATACAGCTATAGATGGCGTAGAACAAGCAATCAACGCAGATAGCGATGTAAATATAACGCTTTATACTTTAGACGACAGCAATGCGCCTATATCCTACGAGATCAATAATAGAATTGCTAGCGACAAATCTCTATTATATGCTGCAGGCGATGATATCAATAGTGTAGGAAGTGTGGACTTTGCTACAGGCAAAATTACTCTTAATATAAATACAAAACCTCAAGAGGCAGATACTTCAAATATTAAAGTTAAATTTCAAAAAGGCGATAGCTCTCAGGCAGATATTATTTACAACTCAACAATAAGCTCATTATTTGGTGGCAATGGCAACTCAAATAGATTGTTTGTAAGTGGTGATTCGGCTAACAAAAATGTTCATGTATGGAGCGAAATGTACGACTTTACATATTTTGCAGACAACAACCATGATGAAATAGGAAGCGACAGCAGTGCAATTATGGGCTATGTTAGAGCAACTGATGGAATATTGCTTGTGTTCAAAGAGAAAAATGGCAGCGATTCTACGATTTACTATGTAAGTGGTACTGATACTCAGGAAACTGATTATGCAGGCAACCTATCATTTGTAACATTATTTACTAAAACAGCTGGAAATGTTGCAGATACAATCTTTGGCAAGTATGCAACAGCTAGCTTAAATGGCGATAACTTAATTTTGACTAGAAATGGAGTTAAAGGCCTAGAGCTATACGAAAACTTAACAACTAGCGCTTATAGAATAAGAGAGCGCAGTAGAAATATAAACGCAAAACTATTAGCTGAAGCTAACCTAGAGGAAGCTTGTGCTGTAGTTTATAAAGACAAATATTATTTATCAGTAAATGGCGTTGTTTATGTGTGTGATAGTAGATTTGCTTTCTCTGCAGAAGAAGATATAAGCGATAGCCACAATTACGAGTGGTGGTATTTTACAAATGTAGATGCTAGAGTTTGGGCTGAGATAAACAATGAGCTTTATTTTGGTACAAGCGATGGAAAGATTTGTAAATTTACTGAGGAAGAGTTTGCAGATATTACTTATCAAGATAGCGAAGCTGGCGATATATCAATCAATTATGCAGACAACAAAATTGTTTACAATATGGAGCTAGACAAAGCCTTAAATGAAAGCAGTAATCTTACATTTACTCAGGGCGATGTATATTCGCTTTATATAGATAGCTCTGAGATTAAGAGCGTGGATGCTGATGGCTTCTTATATGTAGATGAGAACTTACTTTATAAGATTTACGAGGGTGTTACTTGCCTAGCTGATAGGGTGGAAAATACAGGCCTGCAAATTGATAAAGAATATCATATCAATTCGGTAGATTTAGACAATTTAAGATTTACGCTAGCAGATAGCGATAATAACTTAGTTATACCTAGCGCTGTTGGTTTTAGATTATGCAAAAAGATATCTTCTAAAACTTTATATGTAACAAATATAGACACTGCAAAAAATGAGTTT